CTCAGCGATCAAGTATCATTTCCATGGTTTGCTCCAGCAGGAACAAGACGTGGTGGAATAACAAATGCAAGTGCTACAGGTTTCATTGACAGTGAAGGTGAATTTAAGTCAATCGCACTTAACGAAGGACAAAGAGACACACTTTACTCTAACAATGTTAACCCAATTACGTTCTTAACTGGTGCTGGCCTTGTTAACTTTGGTCAAAAGACTAGAGCCGCAAATGCAAGTTCACTAGATAGAATCAACGTAGCAAGACTTGTGATTTACTTAAGATCACAACTTAACAAGTTGGCGAAACCTTATATCTTTGAACCAAACGATAAGATAACACGTGATGAGATCAAAGCACAAGTAGACTCACTAATGTTAGAATTAGTAGGTCAAAGAGCACTGTATGATTTCTTAGTAGTGTGTGATGAAAGTAACAACACACCATCAAGAATAGACAGAAACGAACTATATGTAGACATAGCGATTGAACCAGTGAAGGCAATTGAATTTATATACATTCCATTGAGACTTAAAAACACTGGAGAAATAGCGGGCCTATAATATGATAAATAAAAGTAATAGGAGCAAATAATGGCAATTTCAACACTCTCAAGATTAACAGTGCCTTTAGATAGCAACGCAAGTGCATCTACTCAAGGCTTGTTAATGCCTAAACTGCAATACCGCTTTAGGGTATCGCTAGAAAATTTTGGTGTAAGTGCCCCAACAACGGAACTTACAAAACAAGTAGTAGATGTTACAAGACCAAACGTATCCTTTGAGCAAATAACATTAGATGTTTATAACTCAAAAGTATATTTGGCAGGTAAACATACTTGGGAACCAATCACACTTAACTTGCGTGAAGACGCATCAAACAATGTTCAGAAATCAGTTGGCGAACAATTACAGAAACAGTTCGACTTCTTTGAACAAGCATCTGCTAGATCAGGACAAGATTACAAATTTGTAACTAGAATTGAAATACTAGACGGTGGTAATGGTGCTGAAGGAGCCGCAACAGCGGCCAACGTGCTTGAGACTTTTGAATTGTACGGTTGTTATCTTGAGAGTGCAAACTACAATCAGTTGGCTTACGCAACTTCAGATGCAGTTACAGTAGCACTTACAATCAGATATGATAATGCAATCCAAACTCCACAAGGAACAGGACTAGGAACAGCAGTAGGTAGAGCAATAGGTACTGCGGCTACTGGAGTAAGTTCAGGTTAATATTAATATTATATTAGAGATTAAAGGCGCTACGGCGCCTTTTTTCTTCTTAAAAACACCAGGTTTTTAATTAGATAAATATTAGTATGGCAAATAAATTAACACCATTCTTAAATAATTTAGTTTCAGGAGCATTAAATCCTAAAGGTAATCTTGGAGATTATCAACATGGTGCTAGACTATATGTTGATGATGCGTTCAGACTTGCTCCTAAGGTTAAATTTCTTTACCACGTTACTTTTAATATTAATTCTGAAGCAAGTTCAGTTATTCCGCAACTTGCTGAAAAACACAGAAATGAAATTAATATGTTGGTAAAAAGTGTTGACTTGCCTAAGTATGATATTTCAACAGAAGTAAAACATCAGTACAATAGAAAACGTGTTGTACAAAAAAGAATTGACTATGCTCCAATCAATATAGTATTTCATGATGACAATTATGGTGTAACCACTGCTATGTGGGAAGCATATTATAGATATTATTATAGAGATGGAAACTATGGCACAATAGATGCCGCTGGTAAACCTGATACAAGTAACAAAGGTCCATTTAACAAATTTAACGTTTTCAAAAAAGATTTTAAAGATAGATATGGATTTGATAATGACAGTTCTAAGTCGTTCTTTGATAGCATTGTAATCTATCAAATGGCAAGACAAGAATACACTAGTTTCACTTTAGTAAATCCAATGATTAGTAGTTGGTCACATGATACAATGGATCAAGCAGTAAGTGAAGTTGTACAATCTCAAATGCAATTACAATATGAAACTGTTTGGTATTCAAGAGGACAAGTTGTTGAAGGTGTTGCACCAAAAGGTTTTGCAACAGAGCATTACGATACTGTACCAAGTCCATTATCATTAGCAGGAGGTGGTGCTACACGATTATTTGGTCAAGGTGGTATTGCCGCAGGTGTATCAGATGTATTTGGAGATGTAACAAGTGGTAATGTTGGATTAAGCACAGTATTAAAAGCAGGAAACATTATCCGTAACACTAAAAATTTAAGTAAAGATGGAATTAGACAAGAAGGATTTGAAATATTAAAAGGTGCCATTGGCGATACAGCAGGTATAGATGTAAGTGGTGTTGCTAATACTGTATTTCCAAAGAATGCAGGCAATGGTGGATTAACAACTGAAACAAAAGCAGTCATAGGTGTAAGTGCAGTAGCGGCCGTGGCCAAACTTGCATCAGAGTTTCCTAATGTAAGTCAAGCGACAAATTTCTTAAACAACAACGAGACAGCATTAAATGATGTTACAAAAGCAACTACGTTCAAAGCAGAACATTTAGCAAATGGAGGTAGTGCAAACATCAATGATATTAATGCCGCGTATGATAATTTAACACAAACGCAAAAAGATGCTTTAAATGAAAAAACTATAAACGATTTACCTAACATCTTAAATACAAATTCAGGAGTAACTGTATAATGACTGATAAGTTTCAAGGAACTAACAATGCAGATATACAAGCAGGCAATTTACCTGCAAGTGAAAATCCAGCAGATAGTCAACGTAAGGTAAGAAAGTTTTTTGGTAATTACTTCCAAGGACAACTATCATATCCTAGTAACGAAGTAGATGCAGTAATAGGTTTCTTTGAAAAAAGAGGCTTTGATAAAATTAGTGCAACTAGTGTAGGTAGTTTAATTTTGCAACAAGCAAAACTTGATGACATAAATGTTTTCCAACTTTTAGATACACTTAAAGGTACAGATGATTTAAAATTAAGTTCAGTTGTTACAGAATTACTAAATTATAATAGACAAAAAATTAGCACCCTTGGTTTCAAAGTCGAAGCAGACAAAGGTACCTGGAGTGAAAAAAGAAATATAATGGTGTAAGGCCATGGCTAAATTTGCTCAAGGTAGATATACATTAAAACATCCAGACAAATACGTAGGAAGAAAAACTCCTCTATATAGATCAAGTTGGGAATTTGCATTCATGAAGTTTTGTGATGAAAATCCTAACGTTGCCAAATGGGCAAGTGAGAGCATTAGAATACCTTATAAAAATCCGTTGACGGGTAGACATACAATTTACGTTCCAGATTTTTTTATTGCGTATTCAGATAGAAAAGGTAAACAACGTGCAGAACTAATAGAAGTCAAACCAGAAAATCAAAGTCTAAGAGAAAACGTTGGCAAGAGTAGACACAATCAAGCACAATACATACAAAACATGGCAAAATGGGAAGCCGCAAGAGCATGGTGTAAGCAAAAAGGTTTGTATTTTAGGGTCATTTCCGAGAAAGACATTTTCCACCAAGGTACCCGTAAGTAGATAAATAATAGTAGCATATAATGGATTCAAATTATGACTAAAAAATTAGAAGATTTATTGAACTTACCAGACAGTCAAGAAATTGTAAAAGAAGATCAGGAACAGGCTGACAAAGTTAATAAAAACGAGATTGCTGAACAAGAAGAAACTAGACGTAGTATTGCAGAACTAGATAAGATAAGTGCCGCACTACCACAGGTAAAAGGCCTGGGCGAAATGGCGGATAAAGAACTTAATGAAGTGTCAGACAAAGCAATGCAGGCCTATGAGGACTTAATGGATTTAGGTATGAACGTTGAATCACGTTACAGTGGTAGAGTGTTTGAAGTAGCAGGACAAATGCTTAAAACTAATTTAGATGCCAAAACTGCTAAATTGGACAAAAAATTAAAAATGGTTGAATTGCAACTGCGTAAAGAGAAGCAAGATAAGGACGCAGGACCTGAATCTAGCACTATTTCCGGTGATGGATATGTGGTTACAGACCGTAATAGTTTGATTGAAAAACTTAAAAATATGGATAAATAAAAATATAAGGACAGTGGATATGAAAGATTTTAAAACTTACCTTGCAGAATCAAAGAAAACTTACAAGTTTAAGATTGGAGTTGCAGGCGAATTACCAGAACATACAGCAGATCACTTTGAATCTGCTTTAGGCAAATTTGGATTAGTAAATATGAGTCCATTCAAAAAGACTCCTATTACAAAACGTCCTTTAGATTTTCCACAATTAGAAAACGTAGAAGTACATTACACTGAAGCAGAAGTATCATATCCAACTACTGATACAGTGTTATATGAATACCTATGTCAAATGTGTACTGTTAACAAAGCACATCTAATTGTAAGAAATGCAAATGCACCTCAGGAAGAGTATCAAGCAGAGCAGGAAAACAAACCATACGAGACTAAACTTGAAACACCAGAAATGGAATCAGCGGCGGCTAATGCACAGGAAACTGTTGGTACAAGTCGTGCAATGGACTTACTAAAAGAATTAGAAAGTTACAGAGCAGAAAGAGAAGTTAAGTCCGACGGTGGAACAACAAAAGACAACCAGCCACAAATGAGCAATGTACCAGACGGCTCAATAGGAACTAAAAGTCCAATAGGGAGTTAATTATGAGACTAGACGACATTTACAAAAAAGTTGAGGCGTGGGACAAAGAGATAAAAAAAGAATTATCTGAAACTGCTTCTGCGTCAATTAATATGTCAGGTGATAGTGCAGAAGATGTTATCAAACTGATGAACGCATTGAAAGGCGAGAAACAAGCAGATTCAATGGACGATATGCCAGTTGCAATTAAAAAAGGTCCAGAGATGGAACCAGTTGACAGCATGGCTAAACTTAGAGATTTAGTAAAAGGTCCTGAACAAGGTCCAATGACCAAAGGCCAAATGGATATGAAAATTCCAATGAAGGTTGATGATGAAGTGGATCAAGAAGTACCAGAAGAAGAATGGGATAATGCACCAGACGAAGATTACAAAGACACAAACTACATGACAAAAACTTTATCAGGTGGTAGTGAAATGGGTGCTAAAAAATCTTATCCAAAAGTTGCAGGCGGTGATAACCCAATGGCACTTGAAGATGAAATTCGTGCAGAACTTTCAGCGGCATTGGCTGAAAAAATGAAAGACGTTGCAGAAACAGACTGCGGTTGTG